GTCCCGGTCTATGTTTCGCTGAACGTACACGGATTGACGGGTTTCACTTCGGCGGCGCAAGCGGCGATCGCGGCTGCAATCGTGGACTATCTGAACAGCCTGGGGATCGGCGAGGGCGTGGTATTCAGCGAGTTGTACGGCGCCGCGCTGACTGCGAGGCCCGATCCGGACCAGCCGCTATTCTCGGTCCGCTCGGTCCTCTCCGGATACCAGGCGGCTTCAACCACGGGCACCACCGCGAGCGGCAGCCCCACCGTGACGGTCACGAGCGCGTCCGGAATCGCAAGCGGCCAGGTGGTTGTGGGCCCGGGAGTCCCGGCCGGTACGACCGTCTCCACGGTGGTCGGAACCACAGTCACACTATCGGCCAACGCGACGGCCAGCGGCACAGGCGTAGCTCTGGAATTCTTCACCGTGGGAACAGCCGATATCGCGGTCGCGTACAACAAAGCGGCGCAAGGATCAGCCGCGAACGTGGTAGTGAATCTGGTTTAGCCCCGGGCATTAACCCCTCCCTCAACTCACAAAAAAGGACTCTGACATGATGCGAAACTCCATTCTCGCGGCCATTGCCGCCGCCCTGCTGCTGGCTCTCCCCGTGTGTGCCCAAGACGTAATCCAGGGGCGCCGCGTCGTCCAGGAGACCACCGCGCCCGATACGCCCTCGGCGGGATTCGGGGCGTGCTGGTTCGACGCGACGAGCCACGCCTATTTGTGCAAGAACTCTTTGGGAACCGTCTCGCAAGCGGTTCAGGTTTGCTCTGCGACGGTGACGGCGAATTGCGTCCCGAATGTCGGAGCGGATGGCATTCTTGCGACGCCCGCCGCCGTTCCGGTATGCCGCAAATACACCGTCGCCTGTACGGACGCGATCTTCAAGGCGGCCGCGCAAACCGCTACAAAGACCATCAAGGCGCTCGCCGCGAATGAAGCCATCGTTGGGGTGCGGGTCAAACACTCGGCCGCGTTTGCCGGAACCGGGATAACCTCGGCCACTGTGAGCCTCGGAGACGGTACGACTGCGGACGCCTACCTCTCCGCGTTCAACGTCTTCCAGGCGGCGGCAAATACGGCGCTTGCGATCGACGGGAGCATGAAGGAAACCACCGCGGCGGCTCACAACCTGGTGGCGACATTCGCCGTCGACGCGGACCTTGGGGACGGCACGGTGACGGCTCTTGCTGCGGGCTCGGTCGATATCCACGTCTGCACGGTCGTCTTGCCGTAGGTCGGCAAGCGGCCATAAACCCAACCCGTTGCTTTTATGCCGGATTCCACATACTACTCGAGGCTCGTCACGAGCGAGTACCAAGCCAGCACGAACATGCTGGCGTGGCTCGGAGTAAATCTCCAACTGTTTCAGGACGCGCTTGCGTGTCTTGCGACCTTCGGCTCCGCATTCGACATCAACCTGGCCGTCGGCCCGCAGCTAGACATCCTGGGGACCATCATCGGCCAATCGAGGACGGTGGGATTTCAGCCGAGCGAGGGCGTAAGCCCCGTCTTGGACGATGCGACCTACCGTTTTTTGCTCAAGGCCCGCATCATCCAGAACCACTGGGACGGGCGCATCGGCAGCGTGCTCGCCATGTGGGGGCTGCTGTTCCCTGGTGGCCTGCTGACGATTCAGGACCATCAGGACATGAGCGTGAGCCTGTACGTCTCCGGGGCCTTTACGTCGATCGTGAAAGACCTGATCTCGAACGGCTACATCGTCCCACGGCCGCAAGGGGTCTTGTACAACTTCTCGTTCCCAACGCTGCCGATGCTCGGCTTCGATCGGAATGATGATTTCGTTGCCGGAGTTGACCTCGGTCACTTCGCAGGATAGCCCTCGCAGGATAGCCCTCGCAGGATAACTTATGCCAGGAACCACCAACTTCACCCAGTTCGACCCGAACCTGACGAACGCAGAGAATGACGCGCAGTACGCCGCTGACTCCATGCGGGCCGGCGGCGCGGCGCTCGATGCAATTCTCCCCTCGCCGCTGTTCAACAAGTTTGCCCATCAGGTCTCGACGTTCGTCGCGGCCTTCGCGCAGGCGCTCGCGAACAAGGGCTTTTCCCCTTCTGATGCGAACTTCGCAAACCTCGTGGCGATCCTGATGAACGTCAATACGTCGGCGGACGTGGCATCCCTCATCACGACGGTGCCGTATGCGACGTCCGTGACGTTCGATGCGAGCCTAGCGGCCAAGTTCGACCTCACGCTTACCGGGAATGTCTCGTCGTCGTCGCTCACGGACACCGTGCCCGGACAGCTTCTCGCGTTCATCGTCAACCAGGACGCGATCGGCAGCCGGACGTTTGCGTGGCCCTCGACGCTGACGGGCACCTCGGCGATCGCGACGCAAGCCAACAGCACGAGCATTCAGATGTTCGTGGTTCGTCCCAATGGCGCGATTGTCCCGGCAACGCCGATGCTCTGGATCACGTCAGCCGGGTTGATCATCGCACCGCTGCCGTTGATGGTCAGCGTCAGCACCAGCGGGAACATTTCGAACGCCAACAAAGAAATCATCGAGCAGGTAAACGCGAGCGCAGGCACCGTGACGCGGAACGTCTTCACCGCGGTCGGCTACTCCGGCTACAAGGTCCGGCTCAAGAAAATGGATTCGAGCGTGAACCCGGTGACGATCGCCGCGCAGACCGGTCAGACCATCGACGGCCAGGCGAGTGTGTCCATCATCCGGCAGAACGATTCACTGACGCTGATGTCGGACAACGCAAACTGGATCATCGTCTAGGGCGCGCCAAGGCCCCAGGAAAGACATCCCAGGAAAGACATCCCATGAGCTACATACTCGGAAATCGCACGCAGAAACAACAGATTTTCACCGCAAGCGGAATCTTCTATCCCTCGTCCGCATTGCTGCTGACCGGCGGATCGGTCGAGGTGCTGGCGGTTGGCGGCGGGGGCGGTGGAGCGGGCTCCTCGGACTCGTACAACGCCGGCGGTGGAGGCGGCGGGGAAGTTAAGAAGCGGATCCTGCAAGTCTCGGCAAACGTCACGGTCACGATAGGCGCGGGCGGGAGCGGAGGGGCGATCAATTCAGGCGGGGCGGCGGGCGGTACTACCTCCTTTGGGACTCTCTTGTCCTGCAACGGAGGACACGGCGGCAGTGGAAACAACGGCGGTGAGTGTGGAGACGGAAGCGGAGGAGTATTTGGGCAAGGGGGCGCAGGCGCTGGCGCGGGCGGCGGTGGTGGAGCGGGCGGCGCGGGATCTCCGGTTCCGTCCACCTCCGGGATCGGCGGCGAGGGCGGACCTGGGCTGTACGGCCTTGCGGGTGGCGGTGGCGGTGGCGGTGGAATTTACGCACCTGGATCCGGGAGTAACGGCGGCGGGCGCGGAAACGGATCAAGCGCAACGCCAAACACCGGAAGCGGAGGTGGCGGCGCGTCAACTCCGTCTCATGCTGGCGGCAATGGCGGATCTGGAATTTGCATCGTGACTTGGTGGGAGTAAGCCATGGCAGACCAGGTGTACGCGATTATCGAAAGCGGAGTCGTGGCGAACGTGATTGTTGTGGCCAGCGAAATCACCGCCGAACTATTCCCCGGAGCAGTGCGAGTGGACAACCTGGATCCGGTTCCGGGGATCGGCTGGGGGTACGCGAACGCGGTATTCACCCCGGGATTGACGCCGGCGGATGAATCGAGGCCACAGTGACCGAGCAACCCCTTCAACTGGCCGCCTCGCCCGCCTGCCTGGACCTCATCAAGCGCCGTGAGGACGAACCCGGCTGGAAAGCCGGCCGGTGCTCGAGACTGGTTGCCTATCTCTGCCCGGCGGGCGTGTGGACAATCGCCTGGGGCCACACCGCCGGCGTTGAGCCCGGAATGACCGTCACGCCCGAGCTGGCAGACGTGCTGCTCCTCGAGGACGTGCGCGCCGTCGAAACCGAGCTGCGGCCGATGCTCGCCGGTGTACCGCTGACGCAGGGCCAATGGGACGCGCTGGTTTCGCTGTGCTTCAACCTGAAGGGCGGCCCGCGGGCGCTGCCAACCACGGCCCCGAAGCTCTGGAAGGCTCTCCATGCGGGCGACAAGACCGCGGCGGTGGTTGAGTTCGGCGACATGGACCGCGCGCGCTGCGGGGCCTGTATGGGCCGCGGGTGCGAGCACTGCAACTACACCGGAAGGATTACTCTCGCGGGTCTGACCGCCCGGCGCAAAGCCGAAGCGGCCCTGTTTATGTCCTGATTTCACGGACTCACCACAAAACCATGCGAAAACTCTTGTTGCCCCTCTGCCTGTCTTTTGTCTGTCTGCCGCTGTGCGCGGCCGGCACAACCATCGCCGACACGATCCGCACTCCGTTTGGTGGACTCTGGAACGGCTCGATTAAGATCACCTGTCCCTCTGGCGTCAACGCAGCGGGGCAAACCATCGAGGAGTTTACGCAATCCATCACGGTGATCAACGGTGCATTCAGGGTCACAATCGATCCTGGTGACGCCGGCAGCCCGAAAGGCCGGACATGCTCGGCTACATACAGCTCGCCATCGTCGAGCGCGCCATCGGGTCAGCCCAAGACCTGGCTTGTGCCGACGAGCGCCACTCCGCTGAAGATCCCACAAGTCCAGACCGGCCCGGTGCCGGCACCACCGGCGACGCTGCTCCTGTCGCAGATTGCGGCGGGAGGGGCCACGCTCAACCAGGCGATGTGTTGGCTTGGCCTGTCGTGGGGGCCGGGACATTGCGGTGGCGGCACCTGGGGCTCGATCACCGGCACGCTCTCGGCGCAGTCCGATCTATCGACCGCACTCTCGGGGAAAGTGAGCACTTCGGATTCGCGGCTCTCGGACGCTCGGACGCCCACCGCGCACACTCATCCCGAGTCCGACGTTACGAATCTCAGCACGGACTTAGCGGGCAAAGTCGGCACGACCGATTCAAGGCTCTCGGACGCGCGCACGCCCACCGCGCACAACCAGGCGGCCAGTACCATCACCGATTTTCAAACTGCCGTATCTGCCAACTCCGACGTGGCGGCGAGCAAGGCCGCGCAGCATGCGCAAGGCACGGATCAGGGACTCGACACTGGCGGAACGAATGCTGTCACGGCGGCGCAGGCAAAGGCCGGGTATACGCACTCGCAGGCGACGGGCAATCCTCACGGCACGACGACCGCAGACGTCAGCGAGTCGGGCAACCTATATTTCACTGCGGTACGGGCGCAAACGGCCTTAGCGAATCTGTACCAGACTCCGATCACCGGAGCACCCTCGACGTGGCCGACGACATTCGCGCCGGCGCTTCATGCGGGCTCGCATGCCACAGGGCAGGCCGATGCGATCGCGCCCTCGACTATCGGGGCCATGGCCGCCCTCTCTGGGACGGGTGCCGTCAAGGTCACCAGCGGGGCTCCGGGGCTCGTATCTGGCAGCGCGGGAGATTGCGTTCACGTCGATGGCGGCTCCGGGGCATGCGGCGGCGGAGGAGTAGACCAAGCCATTGACACGTCCGGTCCCGTAACTGTTGCCACCACCAGCGGGTACAACTGGAACAACTCCTCCGGTGCTCTGACATACAACCTGCCGACGATCACCGCAGGCATGGTGATGGCGGGTTACTCGCGCTGTTTCGGGAACCTGTACGGAAAATCTGGCGCGCTCACGCTTCAGGCTCCGGCCTCTACCTACATTGCGCTCTACGGAACGCTCGGCTCTGCGGCGGGAACCCTCGTAAGTTCCGGCGCCCTCGGGGATTCCGCGTGCGTTGTTGCGGTGGACACGACGCACTATCAGGCCACGGGCACCGCTGGCAACTGGACGAACAATTGA